TCTCTGACCAAAGCATACCACTAGGCCTATGATACTTTTTACGACCCAGCATGTAACTAACTCTTGGGTCTATTTCTTCATCGACCATTTAATGACACTCCTCTAATTCTTCTGTCGTCAACCTGTTTAATTGTTGACATTACTGCCTGTGCAATATCGTTAGGATTTGCATCAGTTCTAGCATTTACTGTTAATGTATATGTATTATTATACACTGCTCCTCCTACTGATTGACCACTATTTAATGACTTCATTGTATTCATACCGTGGGTATCTACGGCGTACTTGCTCATTACAAACTCTCCAGGAGTAAGCATTGCAGGAACAGTGTCAGTTCCTATTGAAAATCCTGAAGCAGAATATCTTTTTGGAACTAAGCCTCCAGATGATAGAGCAACCAATCCATCTGGTGTTCCACGCATCTGATTTACGGCATTTGCATAATCAATAATCTGTGAACCATTTGCTGTTCCATCGCTGACTGCTTCAAATACGCTATCAAAATATTCTGCGTTAGCAGAGGCAAGATCTGAGAACTCTAAAATATCTTCGTCAGTATAAGATCCACCGCTTTGTATTTTTTCTAGTCTTACTGCTGACTCTGCATCTGCTGCATTTTTAATTACTGAATTTTTGGCATTGATAACAGAAATTGGTGTTGAATTATAGGCTCTTAGTTTGTCAAGGATAGACTGCCACTTCTTGTCAATTTCATCTGTTGATGCAAGCAATGCTCCAAGCACACCATCAAACGCTTTTCCTTCAAGTGTGTTTGCTGCTATCTTGGCTTTTATTTTGTCCCACTCTAACTTAGTTTTGTCTAAAACTGTTAGTTCTGAAACAAGTTTATCTATCTGTGCCTGAATTAATTCGTTGGCAAAGTTTAGGTCTGCAATCTTATCCTCAAGTGGCTCAAGTTGATCTTTCTGTATCCTAAGAATTTCATCTTCTTTGTCTCGAATCTTAAGAAGTTCACCTTCACGCAACTCTTCTAGCCTATAAATTTCATCTTCTAGTTTTCTAATATCTTGAAGAATTGTAACTCTTCTTGGATCATTTTCCATTTGATAAAGTCTTTGAGCATTTTCAAATTGTCTATCGTCAATCTCTTCTTGACTTAAACCAGTCTCTGCTCCTCTAAGACCACGAATTTCGTTTTCTCTAGATTGCTGTAGGGCCTCAGACAAGGATCCACTAAACTTTTGCGCTGATTGTGCACGGGCATCTTGTGCTGCTTTTGCTGCTGCTGAAATATCTCCGCTAGTTAATGCTCCAGCAATATCAAGTTGGCTCTTTTGCTGGTTTAGTATTTCTTCATTTACTTGTGCAACCTTTTCAAGAGCCTCTGCTTGCTTGTCATATTCTTCATTAATTTTCTCTGCCTGATTAGCCATGAGTGCGGAGTCATTTGACATCTTAGCATTTTGTTTGTTGATTTCTTCCATAGCACGATCACCAAATTCAGGATCTATCTCCAAAATTCTTTGCTTGTCGCTAATTTCCTCTTGCATGTTTTCTATAGGTCTTGTATAGTTCTTTTCAATCCCCTGCTCTATATCTCTAATTTCACGATTAACAAGTTCAATTGCTCTTCTAAATCCCTTAGCCTTTATTTCTGCTTCTTGAATTTGTTTGTTGTTGGCATTCATTGATTCAACCATGCCAGAGGTTCTTGGGTCTGCCCCTGTTCTTAGCATCTCTTCTTGTACAGCAAACATCTCATCTACAAGTTCCATTCCTTGCTGAGCAGAGTCAGAATACTTTCCAGCGTTATAATTTACTTGTATATCAATCATCTTTCTAGCCTCAATAGAGTTTAGGTAATCTGCAATTTCTTTAGCATCAACCTTTCCATCTTTGAGGTCTTCAATTAAATGCTTTGCAAGTGCTGGATCATTTAAAACCTCAGTCATCTGATCTGCAGAGAATCCTGCTTGCTTCATCGCAACTGAAAGTTTTGGCATTTGCTCAAGAAGTTTAAACTCTTCATTAGATTGAATCATTTTTTGACGAAGAGCAAATCTTTCTGTTTCATCCGCAGCCTTCTTGAGATCTTCAATATACTTCTTTCTTTCTGGTCCTCCCTTTTTGCCAAGGGCACCAGATGCAATGGCTGCTGCTAGTGCTGCGTCTTGAACATGCCCCAATGCCTCTGTTGCTGTTGCACCTTCTGAAATTAAAATCTTAAAAGCCTTTTCTTGATTAGAGATTTGCTCTACTACTTCTCTGTTAACAACATTGCCTTCTCCAACTATGGCCTCATTGTATGTTTTCATCATCTTTATGCCAGTAGGAGTAAGTCCTTCGATGTTTGATTTTGTTCTTGGCTTTCCTTTTTTAAACTTAAAAATTGCTTTCTCTCCTTTGAGATTTGCTAGATCTTTGAAATCTTCAGAAGACATTCCAGCAATCATATCTCTAAATTCTTTTGGAACTTTCATGTCAATCATTCTTTGTTGAAGGCCATCAAATACCTTAAATGCACTAGCCATATCCTTTTTGACTTTTGGATCACTAAATGCAGAAAGCATAGACTTTAATGGTTTTGTTGCATCAAAGGCTCCGTCACGAACATTCTTAATTCTCATTGCAAGGCCGTCAAGGAAGTCTAATGGGTTTTTCTTATCTCCTCCACCACCTGCTGGTATGTCTCCTCCTGGCTTTGAGTCAACACCTACTCCCGCACTAAACTCAAGTTTTTTAACTGCAAACTCTCCCCTTGAGAGTGCTGTAAGTGCCGCTATCTTTTCATCAAGAATTTTCTGGAAATCAGCAGTCCCTGTAGCAACGCCCTTTTCCCAGGCTTCGTTCATTGCCTGCTCTTGGGCAAGAAGTTCAATATCTGCACTACGCTGGCTTTCATTTACTGTAGTTTCATGCATAAACTGTGCTGCAAGTTTTTGTAGATACTCTGCTTGTTGTTCACGAGTACCAGCGCTGTATTCAGCAAGCCTATCTTCGTCATCCTTTAGTGCTTGCACGGCTGCTGCCATATTTGCATCAATCTTTGCAGCATCATCAAGATTGATCTTCCCACCAGCCTTTTTAGCATCTTCGTTTAGTTTTTCAATTGCCTCTTGTTCTTCTTTAATCTTCTCAATTCCTACAAGACCAACTGTTTTAACTAATATTTCAAAATCAATAGTATTACCATCAAGAGCCTGAATACTCTTTAGTGTTTCCATAATTGAGTCAAACTCTGCTGGATCTTTCTTTTTCATAATCACTTCAGAAATGATAGATGTGGCCTGCTTTCTTCCTCCAGCACTGAATCCTGAAAACATATTAAATAGTTCTTTTGTCTTTGCAATACCCTTAGTCTTGATACCCATCTTTAACATAAAGTCCATCTCGTTTAACTTTCCACGGAATAGATCCATATAACTTGTTGCTTCTCCTGGACTCAATACCTTACTTCCTACAAGCATTTCCATTTTTGCCTGGAACTTTTGTGCTGCTTCTGCAGTACCAAGACCAGTTTTTACATACTGTCCAGTACTAGAGTTATACTTCCCAGTCGTAGTATCTGTTACAAGAGACTTAGTCTTATTTAAGAAACTCTTTGCTGCTCCCTCTTGATCTGTGCCCTTATATGTGGATTCAACCTGAGCCTTAGATGCATCAAAGTATGCGTCTTCACGCATTGCCTGCTTGCCCCAAACAGAACCGCTATAAACCTTAGCAAAACTTGCTTCATTTCTATTTATTTGTGAAAGAATTTGATCATTCATAAATTTAGTGTCTTTTAGATTTTGTGTATCTAATTTGTCTATCTGTTCTGAAATCCTAAATCTTTCTTTAGCATTAGTTGTTGATGCCTTTTCTGCTTCTAGTTTTTTCTTTGCAGTTTCATATTCAATCTGAACTTGGTCTGCCATCATTGTTGCTAATTCTAGATTGTTCATGTTTAATGCTGCTAGGGCTGCAACTTCTTTTCTTGAACTTTCTCCAAACCCAGACTTTCCAGAAATCTCTTCTTCAAGTTTTGTAGTTCTGGCTCCTGCTTTGGCCATTATTCCAATTCTAGTCTTCATTGGCTTCTTTTTAAGATCTTCTCCGTCAGGACCTATAAGTGAACTTACTTGTCCAACTATCTGCGCTTCAAGTTTTGCATCCTTAAGTTCAATTGCCATTGCTGCAGCAATACTGTTTGCTTGGTTGCTATCTAATACTCCATCTGCAACAGCAGTTGAAAGTTTTAGGGCTAGATCTGAAACAGCCTTATCGTTACCAAACTCTTTAACGTTTTGCTGGAAAAGTTGTTTTTCTTTTTTGCCATTATCAGATCCCAAGAATTGCTTTCCAAATATATCGTTGATCTTTATTGCTTCATCATATTTACCATACTGGCTTTTCTGTCTACGCTTATCCATTATTTCAGATGAGCCGACCTTACCAGAAACTTCACCAATTGCTTTTAGACCACTTCTTGTTGCTGAAAGATCTTTTGCAAATTGCGCTGCTTTGCCAGCCATAGCATTGAGGTGCTTGTTGAATAGATACGCTCCTGCTGCTACCGCTGCAAGTGCCACCACTATGCCCTGCGGTCCTGTGAGACCTGCAAGCATTGGAGCAAACTGGGCAACCGTTGCTGCTCCACCAAGTGCTGCTGTAACTTGTGGTGGGGCACCTGCCATACCAGCAACCATTGCTGCGGTTCCAAGTCCTCCTGAAATCTTTCCAGAAACCCTGCCAACTTTTTCTCTTCTCATTCCACGCTTTTTTTCTTTAACTTGCTTTGCTGAAAGAGTTGTTGGTTGCTTCTTTCCGTCTGCATCAAGTTCTGGATCAAAAATTATTTGGCCATTCTTATCTCTAGTATAAGTGGATGCTTCTTCGTAAGCCTCAACTGATCCCATTCTATTTTTGCCTAGTTCTTCATTTCCTGTCTGACTTCCTGGTGGAACAATTCCATTTTCTGCTGCCATACGTGCAGCCTCTTGTGCATTGTACTCCTTGAGTCTTGCCAACTGCTCTCTTTTTTCTGCTTCTATATCATCGTTTACGACTGCGATATTAGCAGAAGATGTTGCAAGGTCTTGCTGGGCAACTCCTGTTTGATCCATTGCTGGAAGCATTTCTCCAAGATTATTGTTTGCTGCTGCTGTTAACTGGCCAGTTGTTATTAGGTTATCTGCATTTGTTGTTTGAGCATTTACAGCATCACCAGTTGCCGTTGCAAGTTCATCTGTTTGGTCTGCAACTAGTAGGGTTGATCCTGCTGTGTCCTCTGTTCCCTCGACAATTCGCTTTAAGCCATCGCCTTGTTCTTGTGTTCCATTAGAAATAATTTCGTTTGATGCTTCAGTCCCGTTTTCTAACTGAGTTGCCTGCATATCTGCTTCTGCTGCTTTTATTCTTGCCTCTGCTGCCTTAATTTCTGCTTCATCAGCCAGTTTCTTAAGGTCTCTAGCATTCTCAGCAGTGTGCATGTTCTTGCCACCCTCACGGGCTGCAACTTCTTCCCACTTTGCTGCTTCAGTTCTAACTTTTGCTGCTGCTGCTTCTGCCTCAGATGCCTCTTTATCTAATCTATCTGCTTCTTGACGGGCTTGACCAATGTTAATTGTGTTGCCCTTAATCTTAACTCGTGAACGACTTTCATCTTTGATTTGCTGAACAACTTGTGCTTGCGCTGTTGCTGCCTGCTCTGTACTTGCTTCTAATTTCGCTGCTGCTGGACTAGTTTTTGAAGCAGTTAGAAGTGATGCCTGAGATACTACTGGTGTTGATGAAACTGAATCTACTGTTGCTGTAGCACCAAGTTTTCTTCTTTGTCTATCTTGAGACTTAAGGATTTGTCTTTCATCACGCATTTCTGGAGTATCAAGATCATCATAAAAAGCCTTATTACCAAGATCCATCTTGTCAACTCTGGACTGTGTTTCTGCTGCAGATGGAACTGCAGCATCACCAAGTTGAGAAGCCTGTGATGTGACCTCTGACTTACCCTCTTGCATTCCATCAACAATTCCGTCTGCAACGCTTTTACCAATTTTTTTACCTTTTCTAGAAGGAGAACCTTTGTCTACTCCGTCTGGGCCTTCGGCTCCGTCAATTGCTGCCTGACCAACCTTTGCACCTTCTGCTGCTGCTTTGGCCTTGTCTTCTTCTGTTACTTGTATTTCTGGTGGTGTTAGCGCTTCTAATCTTTTTGCTTTTTCAGCATCTGATAAAGGAACAAAGCCCTCGCTTGGGCTTACTCCTGGCTCATTTCTTTTACCAAGCCTTGCAGTAATAGCAGGCTCGGCTGCAGCCATTCTTTGTTCAACAGTTCTAGTATCTTGACGTGCCAGCATTGCTGGAGTCATAGGTTCTGCCTCACGCTCTCTTGCAAGATATATAGCGTCTAAGGCTGATTTATGGAATGCAGGAGTTGCTACTTCTCCTCCGCCCTTAACATATTCTCTTTGTTGAGCACGTCTTTCTGGAGAGGCTTCCTTTCTTTCTTTAGCAGTTTTTACACCTGACTCCATAAATAATGGATCTGCTATCATTTCCTCTAGAACTGATTTTTGTATTTGAAGTTCTCTCTCATTTAAAGCACCATTTGTTTCAATTTTTGAAGTTATGGTTTGAATCTCTTCTGGTGTTACCATTCCATCTGGCAAAGCATTTAACTTTTCTAAATAAATTTCTCTTATTTTTTCGCTGGTTCTAATTGTGTTTCCAACTTCATTTTCACCACGTGGGGTCTCATCCCAAATATCTTTTTGCCATCCTTCTTCAATACTTTTTACTGTTGACCCAACTTCTCCAATGTGTCCTCTATCTAGTTGAGCATGCCTATCTTTGCCCTCACCATGGCTTTGAACTTTTGGCATATCTGGAAAGTCTGCTTCACGTTTAGCCATAGCCCTGTCTGCAATTCTTTGCATTCTTTCATGCTCTTCTTTTAGGCCTGCTTCTTCCATGTCTTTTGCAACAGAGTTTCTTACTCCAGCCTCACCTGCAGAGTGACCAGCAATTTTATCATTAGCGCCTTCATGTCCAACTGCCTCATTAATTTGTTTAGACGATAAGGCAATTCCAGTCAGTCCTTCTGTTACAATTCTTAACTCTTGAACAAAGTCAGTAAGTGGTATTTTTGTTTCTCCTGCAAATCTTGCAAACACTTCTTCAACAATTTGCGTTCCATTCGTAACTCCGCCTATACCCTTTTCCATTGCAGTAATAAGTGCCTGAACATTTTTAACATTATTTGCAGATCTTGCATCGTTTTTTACATCTAAAGAAAGTTTTCGTCCACCAACATCAAACCTAGGAGTTGACTGTCGTGTTCCAGTTCCGCCGTTGTACTTCATTACTGATCCGTTTTGAAGAGCAGCAATTAGTTCTGGATTTTCTTTTGCAGTCTGCTTAGTGAGAACAACCTCTCCAGGAGTTAGTAGTGCTGGGACTGTATCTTTATTTCCTGTGCCTGGAACAACTCCACCTGTTGCAAACTTCTTAGGAGGTAGCCCTGCTACGGCTCCTGCAGGTCCTGGGACGGTATTAAACAGACCTGGTGATGATTGGGCAAGGGCTCTTGCTTGGCTGGCTGCATTTCCGTATGCCAAGGCTAAGGCATCTACTGCAGTTTTTTCAACATTAAATGTAGAAAGAAGTTGCTGATGAGAAGTATGAAGAGCATTTGTTTCTGCAAGCAATTCTGTTTGCTGATTAGTTAAGTAGTCAAACCCTCCACCCAAGACATTATTTTGTCCATTAAGTTTAGCAATTCCACCACGAAGCATTGCAAAGAACTTAATTACGTTTGCAATACCGTTAACAAGAACACCAAATGTCATAAGTGCAACTGGGGCAATTGCTCCAAGCACTCCGATCATAATTGTTATTACTTTCTTAGTTCCATCACTAAGACCATTAAACTTTGCTAAGATCTTTCCAACAAATTCAACTATTGGAGTTACTGCTTGTAAGAATGCTTTACCTACTGGAACTAATTCATTCTTTAAATTTTCCATGGCTTTTTTGAATTTAGCCCCTGTTGAATCTTCAACTCTCTTTAATTCTCGCTCAGACAAAATTGCTAATTCTTCAATTGATGCTCCAGCAAGATCTAGTGCTCTAGATGCCTGTGATCCATCCTTTACGATGTTACTAAATAATGTCGAGATTCTAGCAAACTGGAACTTACCAAATAGTTGTTCAATTGCTCTTGCACGGTTTAATGGATCTAGTGTGTCTAATGCTCTAGCAACTCCTACTACTGTACCCTTTAAATTTCCAGCGTTGTTGTCAACAATTCCCTTAATGTTAATTCCAAGATCTGCAAGGAATTCGCTAGTCTTCTTTGCTGGGTTAATCATAGAAGCAAGACCAGACTTGAGTGCGTTAGCACCTTCTGATGCGTTGATTCCACCTTCCTTCATTGCAGTCATAAAGAATGCTAAATCTTCAACATCTCCACCAAGTTGCTTTACAACTGGTCCAGCCTTTGGAATTGCAATTGTTAAATCTTCAATAGAAAGAACAGTTTGGTTTTCTACGGCGTTAAGAAAGTTAATTTTTGATGCAAGTTGTTCTGAAGAAATACCAAAAGCATTTTGTAAAGAAATGGTGGTCTCAAGTGCTTGCTGCTGTTCTACTTGGCCAAGTACGGAAAGTCGTGTTGCTTGAACTACTTGCGCTTCTAAAGCATCACCTTGCATACCCATCGCTGCAGCAGTTGCTGCCATTTCCATTGTGTCCTTTACGGCAATACCGTATTTCGTAAACTCTTTACCTAGTCTTTGGATATTGGCAACTGCTTTATTTGTTGCATCTCCAGAGGTTGTTATGTCTCCATAAACTCTTGTAAACTTAAGGACTGCCTCTTCCATTTCCATGAATGTTTTTGCTGCTGCAGAGCCAAGGATGGAAAGAGGAATTGTCAAACCAACCATCAACTGACGGCCTGCCCACTGAGTGTTCTTACCAAAGTTTAGGAGATTTGTTGATCCTTGCTTTAATAACTGATTCAAGAACTGTTGGCGTTGTGCAGCCATCTGAACTCTTGTTGCATAGTCAGCATACTTACCATTGGCCATTTGTAGATGCTTTGGAACTACCTGCAAAACCTTTACAAGGTCACCATTGGCATTGCCCAACTGAATGTACTGAGACTGAAGAAGTTTTACTCTATCTTTACGAGCACGGTTAATAATCTCACGCTCTTTTGCAAACATTCCCTTAAAGGTTTTTGTATTTGCCGTTGCTGCTGCTGCTGTATATCTAAAGTACTCTCGCATGGAGAGTTGATTTTTTTCAAGAGCCTGAGTAAAAGACCCTGTGCTTGTTGCTATTTCTTTTTGACTTGCAACAAACTTTCCAGTCGCATTTATTGCTTGGATTAGTTGAGAATTAAGGCCCTTCTGGGCATTCATTGCTGCAACGTTACCCTGAGTTAGGGATTGGTTAAATGTGCTTAATCCAGCCTGTAATTTACGAAGAGATGCGAGGGCTGCTCTGGTATCAAAATTAATACCAATATTAGAGTTTACATCAGCCACTCATTAACACCTTCTTCTTTATTTGATTGAGTTTAGAAGACCAGTTGCATCTGCCAGTTTCATACCTGACGCTGCATCAATAATCTTATAGACTGTAGGAAGATCTAGATTTTCCTCAATCGCCTCTCTGTTGTCTGCTACTGCAGGCAAATACTGCTTGAATGCAATCTGTACGCAATCTAGCAGAACGTTCATTGATTTTTCGTTATCTTCTGCCACTTCTTGCAACTCATTAAACTTTTGCATAAATGGCTTTAGTAGTGAGATTTTTAGTGGTCGTACTTCAAACTTTGTTCCATCAATAAGATGTAGTTCTTCTTTGTCTTCAACTTTTGTAGACATTTATCCTCCTTATAAGGTTTAGTTAATTATACCATAAGGCAGGATTATTTTTTGGCTATTCGTAAACCTCATAAGATAGGCCCAAACCGATTCCGAAACCAGCCCTTTCTGCATTCTTACCTTGCAAAGCCATGATATCGCTTCCATCTGTTGCCTTGCCTTTACTAAATACCCTGGCTTTCATATCTTCCCATTCATTACTTTTCCCTGATTTTTTATCTAAATCGATACCCTTCATTGCAGCAAAAAATTTTTTATCATTGTATTCTAGTTCTCTTTTTATTTCAAGAGTTGCAGTTAGTTCTGGCATACATAAAGACTCCTCTAGTTCTTCATAATCTTTCCATATTCCAAGAACAAACACCTCAGACTCTAATTTTGCTAAGTCTAAAGTCTCCCATGTAGAGCCACTCTCTACTGCCTGAGACTTTACAGGCTCTTCTGACTTTGAATTAATTTTAATACCTGCTGCAATATCTAGTACTTCATATATTGTAGGAAGGTCTAGGTTATCTTCAAGATCATCAACTGTTTTTATGTGTGGAGCATACTGTTTCATTGCAATTAGTGCACAGTCAACTAAAATAGTTATTGATTCACTGTCTGTTTTTGCTTCTTTGATTAGTTCAAACTGTTCTAAAAAATCTCTAAGATACTTTATCTTAAGAGGGCCAGCGGATATCTCTGTCCTGTCTACAAAGTAAAATTTTCTTTTTGGATATATGCTTGTTGCCATTATATAAGTATACCAAATAGAAATAGAAAAGCCCAGACTTTCAAGGGTCTGGGCTAATCCTATTAAGTTGTATTATACGAGTGAACGGTCTACGATCTTACCGTATGATGCGTCATCGTTTGGAAGAAGACGGAATGATACTTCAAACATTGAAGCCTCATCACGCTTTGCTGATACTGTTACGCTCTCGATTGAAAGTGCACGGTATGCAACATAGATTCTTTCCTTTGGATCTAGTGCAGAACCAGAACCTGGTCCTACTGCTACGATTCCACGCTCTAGTGGAACGTCACCAATATCTCCTGCAGACATTCTCATGTCTACAAGACCTGCTGTTGAATCATCTAGATCTGCGTCATCTCCTGCAATTGCTACTAGAAGGTTTTCTAGTGTTGCCTCTGCGAAAGATGTATTTAGGTTAACTGTCATACCTTGCTTGAATAAACGAGCAACGTCGAGAAGTTGATCTACCGCTACTTCACCAAAATCTGGTTCGAACGCTAGTTCCAAACCATTTGATGTGTATCCGATATTTGTGAATGCATTGTCGTTAGACAATGTTTCCTTGTAGGATGTCTCTGATGCTGTTAGTGCTGGAAGGTCTGTTGCTGCTTGAGCATCAGTAATCTTTCCTGCATTTGCGCCAGATGATACCAATCCTAGTGGACCTGCATTATGTGTAAAAAGTGCTGCTGCACCCACGATAATGTTACTACTTGAACCACGGCTGTATGCCATATATCTCACCTCTTTCATTTTATTAAAAGGGGGTTGTTTCCTCACCTTAATTATACAGGCTTTTTATTAGATGTTTTTGTTCCAGATTAACTTGTTATCTACCTCTGTACAAACAAAATTGCCCTCAGTGTCACCCTGCTTGTAGCATGTGGCACCTTGATATACGTTTACTGGGTGCCAGTCGTAGTCGATAATTATCTTGTTACCCGCATAAGTACGGGCTGTGGCAAAGTCAACTATATCTCTGGTCTCTTCTAGTTGGTAGATTTTGAAGTTGTGAAAGAACAGTGGTAGAGAGTTTGCGTCCCATTCACCCTCATTTTCTGCTGCCCATTCGTTTAGGTCTTTTGCTGAGTCATCCCCATTATCAAGCAGGTTGCTTATCTGTTGCTGAGTAATGATCATATTCTTTTGTGCATCGTCACCCACAGAATAAAAATAATACAAGAGTTGCTCACACTTAATATATGGGAAAGCCTCTCTTCTCATCTTGAACATTCTGTCGTATACTCCAAAGACACCGTTACTCTGAGGAAACGTGTTTATGAGATCGTCTATCTGGGTAGGAAGTGTAGGGAAAAAGTATGTAGTTCCAGAGGAACCAAAACTTGGACCAATCTTGGCTGCCAAATAAGCATTAATAATTGTTGGTGGATGATGAATTGCTGCTACCATTATGCACCCACCCCTGCATTAGCAACCCAAGTGTATCCAACTGAAATGCCCTTGCTTCTTCCTCTTGCTTTTCCTGCTCTTAAGTTTTTCTTATATACTTCTGGATTCTCAAGATATCGTGCAACTCCGCTAGTCCTTAAGAATGATTGTGAAAAATATTTATCAAAGAACAGGTCTAAAGTTCTTTCAAATCCTCCCTGTGCTGCTGCACCTCCAGGGTTATTAACTCTAATTGGTTTCTTTGTAAACACCATTTCTCCATCTTCTTCAAAAGACAAAACCTCTGAACTTTTTGGTCTAATCGTTACTGCAATACCATTCTCAATAATTCTTGCTTTATCATAAAATGGTGTTTTTGATCCATCTTGAATTGATTCTGATTGACGAAAAGATGACTTAAATGATAGTCCGATATTGCTGGTTGTAAAGGATATGTCGTATAGTCTTGCTCCTGGGCTTCCTGTTCTGTTCCACTCATATATGTGGTGAAGCATCTCTGGATTTACCCTTGCATTTGAGTCTACGAACTGCTTCATTATTTCAACTGTGTTGACTCCTAGTGATCTTAAGAATGGGGTCTTTCCCTTTTGAACACCGTCTAAGAAACCAAAAGAATAGTTTACGATGTTGTTCATTTCCTTCTTAAACTTCTTAGAATTGTAGACTGGTTTCATAGGTCACCTGACTGATTCTCTGATCTTCTAATAACTAACTTAAATGACTCTACAACTCCGAAAGGGCCTACGAATGGTTCGCATGTTGCTATTTCAAAAAGAGTTGGCTTTCCAGATCTAACGCCAGAGGTTTCCATGTATATTAGATTTCCTTCTTGGTCTTTGATATCCGTTATTAATATGTTTGTTAGTGCATTTTTATTGTCTCTTGAAGATATTCTTATGTCTGATTTTGTTCTTCCGACCAGTAGTGAGTTCTGAGTAATGTTAACATTTGGCTTTACATCCTCTTTGAATGCTGATCCACCTGATGAAAAACTACAGGCAAAGGTTCTATCTAAAACCCATTGCTTTTTAATTGCTCCAAAGTCGCCCTGCTCAATGATTGGGTGATAAAGAGAGGCCTGCATTGGAAACATGAAGTCTGGAGTTTCGCAAACTGTCATTACAACACCCCAAGTTTTGTAATAGACTTAGCATACTTAGAAAGTATCTTGTCTACAATTATATTTCCTGTTCCTTCGAAAAGACCCTTATCAAACTGAATTCTGTATTGATCTGTGTTGTAAGAAGAAATAAATCTCTTGTAATAATCTAACTTTCCACACTCTAAATCGTGGACTAGCATCTCTGTTGCTCTGATAATGTCTGATGGAACTGTTGTATATCCATACTCAACAGTTATTAGGTAGTCCCATGTTTTGCCAAACCCTCTATATACAAACTGTGGGTCCAAAGAATCCGATGCTGCTGCTGGTAAAACTAGTGGAGAAGACTCTGCACGATTGATGTTATCAGAAGACTTTTCGATAATCGCCGTCTTGTCTGATGATACTTCGTATTGTCTATCTTCTACTAACTTATTGTTTTCATATACCGCTAAAACTTTTTTAACATCGTCCCAAATTGGAAGATAGTCGGCACCTGTTCCTGTAAAATGTAAAACCTTTTTCTTATAATAAAATCCTTCTGGGATTATTGAGTCAATAATTGCTCTAGCAATTTCCTCATTTAATGCATAGGCTGCGATGTCTGATGCTGTTGTTGCTTTTGTTGATGGATCAATATACGGTCTAACTATCTCATAGGTTTCATCCTGCAAAATTTCTTCATCTGATGCACCAAGATCTTTAACAATCTCAACTCTGTATGAAGAGTCGTACTTTCCTGGCAAAGAAATCTCTAATGTTTCTCCAGAAGAAGACTCTGTAAAAGTTGATGTTGAAATTGAAAGGTCCGCCATATCCGTTATGGTAACAGTTATATCTGCATCTGTAACTCCCGCTGGAATTACAAAATTAACAGGCACTTCTGCATATGGCGAAACTCTCAATATCTCCATGCTGAATTACCTTACAACCTTTTGTACTTCTTCGGTTGTTGCTAAGCGAACATGTGCACGGGTTAGCCACTTGTCTGCTTGATCCTTTGTTACAATATTAACACCCTTATAAACGGCTCCATTTGCCTCTTCCCAACGAACATTGCTTGTTGAGTAAATGGCGACCTTGTCTCCTAGGTCTTTTGCTGGCTTAATATTTTTCTTTGGACCATCTGCTGCCATTGATCCAATAGCACCTGTTTCTGTAAATCCTAGTGATTGAACTGGCTCTTCTGCTGGTGATGCTTCGACAACTGGTGACTCGACTGCTACCTCAACTACTGGCTCAACTACTGGCTCTGCTGGTGTCTCGACCACTGGGGCTTCAACGTGTGCTGGCTCTTCTACATTTTCTACTGAAAATGGCTTGTTGTAATCATTATTTTCCATTGTATCCTCCTTGTTTGTATTATATCATTAAAGTATTAAGGGGGACAGGAGAGTGAACTCCCGCCCCCCATTAAAGGTACTGATTACAGATTATGAATCTGAAGCAGCGTCAGCGAATGCAATTGCATCCTCTTCTTCCCACTGAATACCAAAGCGGACGAATACTGTGTACTCAATTGTGTCCTTCTTTGCTACGTATTCACGGTTTACAGTGATGTCACGCTGGAATCCCCATACACGGTTTGCAGGGAATGTCAAGTCGATATAGCCTGCTGGGTAGTAAGGAACTTCCTGAACTTCAATTCCGAGAACACGAGTTGTACGTGCTCCACCGAATGTCTGTCCGATACCATCAAGGTATGATTGGCGGTTTGCCTGGGTTGATCCTGGCATCTGGCCTGCAAATGCTTCTGCTACTGCATCAGCAAGTGTACCGTTGTTCTTAACGATTCCACCGAATGCGTCTGTACCTGCGTAGAACTTAAGATTGTTCTTAAGTGCACGGTACTTACGTGGCATTGCATTGATGATGCCCTGCATTACATCAGGTGTCCAAGCATTATCTGCTACGGTCACTACTGACTCATGTGCATCTCCGTTTGTCTTTACCTTGTTGATAAAGCCTGGCATGATTGACAAGAATGCTCCTGTTGCACCATCACCATTGATAGCGAGATCTTCGATATCATTTGCGAATGCGTTGGTCATCAAGCGTACCAAGTGATCTTCTAGAGCGTCACCTTCTACACCATCTTCCAATGATTCTGCTGTTACTTCCCAATCAAGACGAATCTTCTTGGTAGTAAGTTCGACC